CTCTTAGGAGCCTCAATCACGATTGGAGGGGGTGGGGCTTTGATATGGTTTGCTATTGAATTTTCACCCTAATTATTGGCTGCTTTTGAGTTTTGTTCTACTTCTCATGGCCTACTTCTCATCGATCACTGAAAAACCAAGTTGGATGCTAATTAAATGAACGAAATGATACCAGACAAACGAGCTTACCAAAGCAACAGACGCATTATGTGTTACATAGCCTTGGCTCTTATGGCTATGACTACTGTGGCAACCATCTGGAACCCTGTAAGAATGGCACACGCTGATGGGGCTATCATGACACAGTACATAGCTCTCAGTGGTTTGGTTGGAGCTTATTTCGGATTTAGTCGAACATCAGGCTCTGCCTCAAAAACAAAAACAGAAGTAAAAATGGAAAAATGAGTATAATAAACAACTTGATTGGTCCCGTGACGGGGCTTTTAGACAAATTTGTCGAAGACAAGGATCAAAAGGCAAAGCTGGCTTTTCAGTTAAGCACAATGGCTGATAACCACGCCCAAGAATTAGCCAAAGGGCAACTAGCAATAAATCTCGCCGACGCAAAGTCTGGAAGCTTTTGGCAAGGCGGTTGGAGGCCGTCAATTGGCTGGTCGTGTAGCTTGGCTCTCTTTTATTCGTTTGTCCTCCAACCATTTATGACGTTTGGTTTTGCAGCAGCTGGCTACCCAATACCAGATTTGCCATCACTGAACACCACAGAATTATTTCCAATTTTGGGGGCATTGCTTGGAATTGGATCATTAAGAACATTTGAGAAAACACGGGGAGTTGCTAAATGACAAAACTTACACCGTCGCAAAAGGCCCGAGCAAAAGCGATGAGCAAACGTAGAGGCGTTAAATACCCGAATGCTTGGTCAAATCTTACAGTCGCTCGGAAGGGTACTAGCAAAAAACCCAAGAGTAAAAAATCTTAATTTGAGAGATAAATAGATGGCACTTACAAAAACTGAAAAGGCGAAATTAGGAAAACTTGGGTTAACGGGTTTAAACAAACCTAAAATGACACCTAGCCATAAAACTAAAAAAGGTGTCGTGGCAATTCGAGATGGCGATAGCGTAAAAGTGCTTAGGTTTGGGGCTCAGGGGATGGGCCACAATTATAGCCCAGAAGCTCGATCATCATTTAAAGCCCGTCACGCTTCAAACATTAATAAGGGCAAAACTAGCCCCGCTTATTGGGCGAATAAGGTCCTCTGGAGCGGTAAGGGCGGTTCTACAAAGCAACCACCAAAATCACAAAAAAGGACATTTGGATAATGGCATCAAAAAACTTTAGACACTCACTCCAGGTAATGCTTAAATCTGAGGGCGGGTTCCAGGCGGACAAACGCGATACGGGAAACGCTGGCGACGGGCATGGGAACCAGGGATCGACAAACCTGGGAGTAACAGCAAAGGTCTGGGCATCATATACAGGCAGTCCAGCCCCCATCGATGTCATGAAAGGGCTTACCCAGGATCTAGTCGCTCCAATGTACAAGACAGAATATTGGGATCGATGTAAGTGTGGCTCCATAGATCATAGCGGGCTCGATTTTTTCTTATTCGATATTGCAGTCAACTCTGGCGTCAGCCGAGCCTCAAAAATGCTCCAGAAAATAGTGAAGGCTAAGGAAGATGGAGTAATCGGGATTAAGACCCTGGAGAAAATTAACTCTGGAAATAATGACGAAATGATCCAGGCGTTGCACGACGCTCGAGAAGCTTTCTACAAAAAGGCCAAGGGCTTTAAGACATATGGCAAGGGCTGGCTAAAACGTAATAAGCACTGCCTCGAGGTCGCAAAATCGATGGCATAAAAAAGGGGCTCTAAGGCCCCTTCTCTCTCATTTTGTTATAAGCATCTTCAAATCCGTCAACATATGACCAGGCCTCGTCATTGTACCAAACCCGCTTAAAATAATTATCGTAACATTTCAACGCGGTTTCTTCACTAACATTGACATGACCTTTGACTATCCAGAAAACTCTATATGCCTCTTTTACACTTGGCATCTTTAAAGTTCACGCTGAGAGCTAAATTTAGTTGCGAGCTTTAGCTCTTCCTCGATCTGACGAAATAACTCTTTTAAAAGTTGGTTTTTAAGGTGCAGCTGATTTAAATTCTGATACTTTCTATAATCAAGCATTGCCTGTCGAACTTTTTTGTACGTCTCAGGTATTTGGGCTCTCAAAATGCTTAATTCAGTCACTTGACCCCCCTAGTCTTACCCCTCGCTGACTTCCAGGCGTAATGGTAATCAAACCCATCTCCTTTAATTTTTCACGCTGTATCCTCACAGTTTTGATAGACATGCGTAAATCCTTGGCTGTCTCTTTGAGGGTTGGGGCGTATTGGTGGACCTTAATGAAGTTCTTAAGGTGATCGAGGACAAGCTTCTGGCTAGGACTATCGAATTGTATCATTTTCAAACCTCGACAACATAATTTGACCATATTTAGAAATAACAAGCTCACGCACTTTTCCCGTTTTCTTGATATTCTCTGCGACTGACCTGGCGAAGCGTAAGCCCTCGACAATTTCATATTGTTGCGTCCCCTCGGGAGTAAAGCCCATTTTCACCCAACTAATTATATATCTCCCCATCAGCTTAACCACTTTGGAGCAATACTTAAGCTCTTTTGACGTTCGATTTTTTCAAATCGAGCTGGCGTAACCTTTTCGGGCTGAGCCTTAGTTTTTCGCATCCTCCACACAATCTCACACATACGATTGCCGAGTTTATCGTCCAGGTAAGCCCGCTCATGATTTCCCATCTCATCCATTATATTCGCCTCAAGAAGAGCCGCTAAGGATTGCATCGATTTAATTGCTTTTTTAGTTTCAACAAACTCTTCAACAACGTCACTTATGCTACCTAAATTGATCTCAGGTAAGTCAGGTTCCGCCGTGGCATAGGCCAGGGCTGCGTCTGGACCATCTAGGGCTGGATACCAATCAGGTCCCTCGAGCCGCTCATAGAAGTCTTCCAGAGCATCGATGATACGAGCTTGCATTGAGACGTCGGCCTCATAAACATAAACGACAAGCCTGTTTCCATTGTAGAGCGTCGGAATTGCACCCCAGGTGTGACCCGTACAGAGCATCTGTGCCTGGAGTTGCCAGGGACCCCTGTAGGCAGCTGGCTCGAGCGAGAATGTGGCCTGGGTACATTTGCTCTCGATATCGCCGTCGCCAATAAGCTTAATGGATTTCTGGCCCTGGGGAAAAATTATCTTTTCGCTCGGAGTAAGTGTCTTCACACCATTTTTGACAATGCCGTCCAGGCTACACTCCAAAAAATCTTTCTTGAATGTATAGACCCGATTAATTTCTGTGTCGATATCTGGCAACCCGAGAAGAGCCGCACACTTTACAAGAACTAAACCCTCGAGCAAATTACCCCACTCGGCGGGCTCTCCAGCGACGTATTCTTCCCTGGTAAACCCCTCTACCCCTCGATACGAGAGCTTGTCGTTCAATAAATTGTTGCGACTTTTGTAGGGTGATTTGTTCATTAACACGGGAATTTCTGAGCCCGAAACAAAGCGGTTATCTGTAAGTTTTCCTACCATTTCTTACCCCCAAACCACTGCGATAAAAATAAGAATTGCGGCTACCGCTGGTAGAAATAAAAGTTCTGTTAATAGGATGAATAGACTGACTAGGTGAGCCTGTATGTTGTGTTTGGGAGATTTATAGTCATAATATATATTATGCGAATACTTCAGTAGTGTGGAATAGATAAGTTTAATCATTATGAACCTCAATTCAATGTGTTATGCCCTACTGTTAACTCGATAACGGGCGTTTACTAGCTTTTATACAATATCTAAACACTAAGAGATGGCTAGACACAACATGTTGTGTTTTGGCTACTTTGCCCCGTGATAGTCATTACTAGGGTTCCTGGGCATCAATGTCGAGTGATCTGCGTCGCGTTTTAGCGACGTATGACAGTGATAAACCGAGGACCTCATTAATTGTATCCGATGGGCAATCTTAGTGTCTTCTTTTTGTATCGCTCTTAAATCATCCAGCAATTTCGATAAATGTAAAATACTAGCGTCCAAGTGCTTTTTCGTTAGAGCGGGAATTGTTATACGAACCGCAGACCTACCGCCTAGTGAGTGAGCGTAAGCTGTCTCGTTTCGGAATGCTCTTTGGCGAAACGCGGGGTCAGCCCGTCGTTCGTGCCATTCGTACTCCTCTTTGCTTACATATCTCTCTTCAGATGTTAGGTACTTCTGCTTGCTCATCTTAGTCTCCTTTTCGTAACACTAACGTATCATCTTTAAATCAGATGTATATGTTCACTAAAATTACATTAACCCAACGTCAACTAGTTCCAGACTTAAATAGTTTATAAGCTGCACAAAAATCTGTGACATACTTGTTTCGCATCTCCGTGAGCGTTTCTAAATATTTGATGTGGACGTCCACTTGGTACTGTGTGGCTTGAACATAACGCACACCCTTGATGTCATACTCTTCAACCCAACCTTCAGCTATACACTCATTCGAGATCTTACAAATTGCGGATCTCGACACTTTCATGAGGGTCGCAATTTTTGTTGGAGTGTAGTCTACGTTTACATCAATCGCAGCTTCAACGAAAAATCGTGAGGCCATCCGCTTGACAGGGCTTGCATTAAAGTAGCGGTTGATTTTTACTACCCCTACCCCTTTGTTGAGGTATTGTTGACGCTCCCACAACTCCTGTTCCATCTTAATATTCTGGAGCATATAGTTATTAAAGGATTTGTACTCAGACATATCGGTTTCGACGGTCCATTTATTTTTAGGCATTAAGTTCATTGGATTGACCACTCGTACCTTGGGGTGGTGAGTTCTGAGTATTTGACCATGATGACTTTGGCAGTGACATATAGTTGCCCGCTGTTTTTGCAACTTTCCGAAATTTTCCGTTCAACATTTCAAAAATAAACCGCTTTAAACTCTGACTTGGTATTCCAAATTTTCCATTCACGGCTCCTTGGATTGACCCCGAAGTTATTGGTTTTTTATTATAGTGTTTCATTTTTCCTCTCCTTTAGTTACGTTTCTTACCGAACTCGCGTACCACTTACTCCCACCCTTAGCGGTGGGTACATTTCGGGCTTCTAAGCCCCTCGCTATATCGTTAAGCGAGACAGCCCCCTTGCTCTTTAAATCGGCAATTATGGGGCGAATAGTTTCTCTAAACTTTTCAGCTTTAGCTAAATTTGCAATCCCCGCAAGTTTATTATTTGAACTCCCTTTCGGCGGTCCAAATTTTTTTCCCGCCTTTTTAGCCCTCTTCAATCCCTCTGAAACTTTCCTGGAATGCTCCACTAACGCAGTTTGGGCCATAGTATTCATACGCTTAATCAATACAATATTTTGACGCTCATCGAGCATCAGTGGATCGTCCGCGACAATCACTTTAACGCGGCTTGCAACGATCTGAGCCAGGGCGTTAAGTGAAAATTGCAGACGGTCAAATGTTGGAGTTAATAGGATTGCCTGGCTATCCTGGGCGACCTGGAGAGCATTTTTTAACTGAGGATAATGTTTAAAATCATCCTCGATAAATTCCTCGATAATTTCCCCGTCGCCTCTCTGCAATATATTTTGCAATTGCTGTCTCAGGTCGTCGCTATCCTCTTCCAGGTAGCCAACGTAAAGACCAAAACGGGGTTTCATTGGGTTCTCCATATGCTATACCCATTCCATTTTATGTGTTTTCTGATTACGCATTTTGATTCCTGTACAGCCATAATCAGCCATCCAATCATCCAGAGGCTCAAATAACTTTTGAGTTAGGTTATCATTTAAATAACCTTTTGCGTACAAAACCTTATCATCATCATAAAGTTCAAAGTAAAATGGATAAGTTTTAGTTTCCAAAACTGTACGCTCTTTTGGATCTTCTCCATCAATAATGTTATGAGTTATAATATAATTTGCCATGCTATTCTCCTTCATCTCTAAATACTCCCCCGACGACATCTCCGAACAATCTTGGATAATTTGCTTTTCCATTTCACGCTCCACCAACAAGTTCATCACTAGCATATTTTTTAAACTGTTCTAAAGTTGGAATTTCCATCCCAAACCCATGATCCAAAGCGTAATTCAAATAATGATCTTTGTGCCGATATTCGTCTGCATCCATCCCCGAAAAGTTGGTGCGAAAACCCCAAGACGTGTACTTGTTCCCATCTTCATCCCGATCAATTATTGAAATGATCGAGACTTCCTTACGTCCATCAAGACCTTCCCAGGAATATTTTTTTATTACCTTATTCTCTGCCATCACTTTTTCCCCCCTGGGCTTTCATCAAGGCAGCTTCAGTTCGCTCATGTAACTTTATTCCCTTTGTCCATCCCGTAGCTTCAGCCTCTTCATAAACATCAACTCCATGATTTCTCATTGCGTCCATGACATGAAAATATTGAGCCTCAGTAAGTTTTGGTGTGTAGTATTTAGCCATCATGCCTCTCCCAATAAACGCTTAGCGACATTAACCTGGCGGACCTTCAAGAAGTGTGAGTTTCTGAAGAAATGGCGATCCTCGACCGCCCTCACCGTCGCAGCTGGTACGTTTAGCTCCGAGGCAATTGACGTCGCCTCAGATCCCTTTAAAAGCTTAGTCATGATGACTTCCATCGTTTGATTTAATTCATCCATTGTGACGCCTCGAGCTTTTCCGTTTTGACATTCGTAAACACAACTTCAAACGTAGCGTTTGTAATTTCATTCATAATTACGCTGTGCAATTCATCTAATGACAATTTTGCAAAATTATCAATATCGTCGGTGGCTATCGAGATTTTAAAGTCAGTCTCGCACCCCGTGGGTAAATCCATACGGATCTCGGCCTTTAATTTATCGACGTACTGTTTCATCTCTGCCCCCATCGTTTTTCCATTGCGTCCTGGTAGGCATCCCTCTCGAGCATATCATCTTCTAGGTCCTGGGCTTGAGTGGTCCTCCTCTCCTGGCAGTCATCCTCGATAGCTTGTTGGATGCCAGCCTCAATCACTTCCTGGTCTGAGGCCGTATCCTCGATGCTCACAGACCCCGCATATTCAACTCTAACTTTCATTTTGAACTCTCCTTGTTACCACGTTGCTATTACGTTGCCCTATACTTAATTATTTTTACAAACTATACAAGTGTTTAGTGCGTGTATTATACAATTAATTATAAGGTTTAAA